ATACTTGCTCTAAGGTTTCCATTGCATTAGCACCTCTTAAACCTGCAGAAGTTAAAAAGAAAAGCCCTTCCGCCAAGTCTGCAGGAGCTTGAGCTACTTTCCCTGATAGGGCCATTATTTCTTTTGAAAATTCTCCTACCTCTTTTCCAGAGATTCCTACCAAGGTATTTATCTTGGTCATACTCTTTTCAAAGTCGATAGCCATCTTAGCACCTGCAACTCCAACGGCTGCAAATGGCAAAGAAAAGCTCATAGAGATAGATCTACCTACAGCTTTCATTCTAGCACCAAAGGCAGCTATTCTTTTTCCTGCTCTAGCTAATCCTCTAAATAGAGGAGCGGTTACTGCATTAATTACGACATTTAAGGAGGCTAAGGCTTTTTTAGGCATTTTTCTTTTTCTTTTTCTTTTTATTTAACTCATCTATCTTGTCTTGATATTCAGATTCTTTTCTTAATCTCTCAATATCTCTCTTTACATTCTTACTACTCTTTCTTTCCCAAGGGAAAGTAGTAAGTTTTTTAGGATTTATACTTCTCTTCAAATGAGGATTAATAATAACACAAGCCATCCATCTTGCTCTTTCCCATTCCCCTTGCTGCTTATATTCATTCATCTTCCTAACACCTATCTGAGCATTCAAAAAGTTACGAGGAGTCATATTATATAGTTCCTCAATACTTAAATTTAACTCGCCCAAACCTATTTGCTCGATGACATCAAATGTAAGCTCCTCTACTTCTTGGGTACGTTTCCCCCCTTTTTTCCCTTGTCAGAAGCTTGTTTAACATTTTGTCCCATTTGCTCTCCAAATATTTCTAAAGCTCTCGATAAACCTTCCATATCATTGTCTAGCATATCGCCTAAGTCATCTATCGTAAGAGTAAACTTTTCTCCTGACTTTCTACATCCTTCATCAATTCCTACTAATACTAAATTCAGAGCTTCATCTAAAGTGATATCTTGCCCTAAAGTCATTAATTTGTTTAAAGAAGTTCCTGTATTTCTACAGTATTTTCTTAATCCGTTAAATCCAAAAAAGATAGGAAATTTCTTTCCATCTAATTCTATTATCTCATAATTCATTTTTTCTATTTCTTAAAGTTAGTAAAATATAGAGTTCATCCGAGCCACCCCTTTAAGAAATAAAAAGGCAGCAAGGATTCCCTCTAAGTTATTATACAGTCGCCTGTGTTAGCGCTCCTGTTCCTGAAAATGAAGCACTCCAAGTAGAGCTGTCCTCATTCGGAGTATCTATAGATAGAGAAGTCATAAAAGCATTTCCCGTCCATTTAATATCTCCAGATACTTCTGTACTGAATTTTAGTTCAAATTCTGTTCTTGAAGCTATGTAATCTGTGTAAAGTTCGTTTGCAGTTTTGTCAGAGATAGCACCACCTGAGCTATCTACAAAAATTAACATTCCCTCAACTGAACACTCCCAGTCTCTTTGTCCCTCTAATTGATCTCTCCATCCTGAAGAGTCTTTCGTAGAAGTATCTCTTAGGTTGTGATTCATTGATATTGAAGCAGATGTAGCATATCCTATTTTAGTTCCTGCTGCATAAACTCCAAACTTAGTTCCATTTATAACATTGTTTGTAGCCATTTTTTTTTATTTTTTTTAAATTAATTAATTTATATTACTATAGTTTCAATTTTAAGCTGAAGTTCCTGTATTTCCTAATCTCAAATCGTTTAATCCTTGCAAGGACAAGTTAAATGTACTCGTATCTTCCATAGGGGTACTTATTTCTACTCCTGTTATATACGCTTTTCCTGACCATTTATAGTTACCTGAAGGTTGTCCTACTATGGTTATTTCTGCATTTACTTGTTCTCTATTTATTATATTCTCATTTATTATATCATCAATTCCTATCTGCCCTGTTACACTAGAATATAGTGTTCCGCTAGAGTTTCTAAAAGCTAAAGCATTATCGGCTGTCAGACTCCATTCTCTCATACCGCCTATGGTTGTACTCCAAGAATTACCTTCCCTGCAAGTAGTGTCTCTGAGTTTTTGTTCTATATTCCAAGATAAGCTACTAGATAATATAGTAAGTTCTCCGTTTAAATATAAAACGAGTCTCGCCCCATTGATAACTCCTTGCTCCATTGCCATTAGACATACAGGATTTGAGCCGTATCTCTAGCTGCAGCATCATACGGAGTAATTCCAAAAGTGGTCTCTTGATCTGTATCATTATAAGCTTCCACAGGAAAAGGGCCGATTAAAGCGACTTCGCCATTTGCAACTGTCTTAGTAGTATTTGCTTTTGTAAGATCTCCATATATCGGATCATCTACAGAAGTTACTTGTACTGTAATAGTTACTACTTTACTAACTCCGCTAGTATTTTCATAATAGATAAACTCCTTGCCAGTATTAGCAAAAGTATTACTTGCATCTAAGGTTGTGCCAGATACTATAATTCCATCTTCTGTTATCTGAGTGCTAGTTAATGTCGCCATCCTCTTCTACTTTTTTAATTTTTTTAGCTTTCTTTTTTGTTTTTACAGGTTTACATATTCCTGCTTCTGCTAGTTCTGCAGCAAATTCCCAAGTAACATTGATTTTAGTTCCTATCGGAAAAGTTTTCTCTCCTCGGGTGTATTCTGTAATTGTTGTAATTGTAGGCATAATTTCTAATTTTTATTTTTTTTTATTGTAAATCTAATCGAGATATCCTTAAAGTAAAATCAAGATGCTTCATATATATTCCGATATCTCCCCAGTCATCATCATAATCATCAACACAGGAATCATAAACGCAAGAATCCAAATATACATCACTTGAAAAAGATCCTGTCGCTGTACCCCATTCTCTATCTAAAGCTGATCGTACTTTTACTGCTAGATCTTCTACCTGTAAGTACGTAGTCGAAAAGCAAGATATCTGGACAGTAGTAACATCTAAAGTAGATCTTTGATTCATTCTAGGATCGGCTGTAATATCCGATGAAACTCCTTTCGTATTTGTAGGCGTAGAAGTAATTTCTCTATATACTATATACGGAGGCTCTGTAGTTTGCACAGCCCTCACAGCGAATATCTTAGATCCTACTACAGCATCTATTGCTGCATTCCCTATTAAAATTGGATATATAATTGCTCCTGATCTCATTATTTATACATTCGTTTTGCTCCCTTTAATTCTCTTAAAAGGACTTTTTGAACAATAGCTTCAGCTCCTTGTAATAAAATAGCTTCAGCGTTTCCTCTTGACTGCTCCCAAGCAGGTCTCATAAATGGAGCAGGTTGCGAATGCGCTCCTCCATATTCTACTATTGCACCATAGAAACCTCCTCCTCTTTCTGAGTTTTTTCTTGCTTTTCCTCCAGTAGCTTTTGGCCCTACATATAACGCAGGTAATCTTCTTGAAGCTCTTGTACTAAAGGCCTTGATACTTTTTTTAAGTTGTCCAGTATCATTTTTAATATTAGATCTTGCTGCAGCGATTATAGGCTTAGCAGCCGCTCTAAATACTGCCATAAAGAACTTATTTTTTTTGACTTTATAAGGAATCCTATGCATAGCTCGTATTAAGGCTCTTTGCCCTAATACCTTCCCTGCTGTCATTGTCCCTAGTGCCATTACTTATTATCTTTATCTATTGCAGTTAATCTTGTATATCTATGTCTCCCATCAATATGAGCTATTCCTTCTATATAAAAATATACAGCCGTTCCTGAAGCGAGTGTATGTTTTATTCTCCAATTCGGTAAAATCGCATCTTTATAAGTTTCATAGCGAATATAAAACTCTACCTTTGTTTCTCCTGTTTTTTGCTCTCCCTCTTCTGACTCTTTTCCTCCTTTCCAAATCATATAAGCCCATACAGTTGATATACCTGAAGCGGCAGTCCAAGCCTGATTCTGTATTCCTCCATAGTCAGCATTATTCGAATAAGTTACCGATTGGATTTGTATAGGCGTATCTAATTCTCCGACTGTAACTGCCATTTTATAAAGTTTGAATTTTATATGGATTCATTAAATATTGAGCTGTCTTTGGTATTTCAGAAACCATTTTCCCAACTATTACAGACTGTCTATTCTCATACATATCTGCAACTACTATTTTAATAGCTTGAATAATTGGATCTGGAATATCTCCTGCAGCTCCCCATCCTACGATATAATCACATCGCCAAGCCTGAAATATATCATCGGCAGTAGGCTCTGTAGCATCCTCATTTATATAAACTCTTGGGGGTTTAATATGTTGTACTAATTCTGTGCTAGATGTAAAAGTAGTCCAAGATCCATCTTTTTTATATTTTACATCATAAGTCCCATTAGTGATAGGGCTTTTAAATAAAATATTTAGATCCTTTAAGGTGTTTCCATACTGCCTTAATGTAGTCTCTAACAAAAAGATATTGCAAAATTCTTCTATCCTTTGTACTGCAGCTTTTTCTAGTGCTGCAATATAAGTATCTTCATCTGAGAAAGTGATTCTCAAATGAGTTTTCAAATCGGCTGTACTTACTATTTGCGTATCGTGGTACGCTACTACTTCTAAATATCTCATTTTATATAGTTTTTTTAAATTCTATATTTATCTCTTAAAGGTTAAAAAAAGGAGGGAAAAAGGAGCAAAAGCTCCAATTTCCAACCTTAATAGTATTAATTATGCTTCGATCAATTTAATGAAAGAGTCATTTTGTACAGCATCTCCATCAACTAAAGAAGTAACAACCATTCTTGGAAGTCCTGAAGTAGCGTTAGTATAAGGATCAAATAAAACATCTAATCCACCAAATTGTGCGATATGAACTTTAGAGAAGTCTCCGAATAAAGCGTGAGCTTTAGCTGAAGTCCCATTAGCAGCAACATTAGCACTATGGAAAGCGTAGTACCCATTTAATCTAGCATCTGAATTATCCCATAATGGAGAAACATTTGATACTTGAGCTAAAGTTTTTACAGTCTTATAAGCATCCATATCTAAAAGGTAAGCTAATCTAGCTCCCTCTCTGTTTACACCTAAAGCTAAGCAGTCAGTTTCCATCTCTACCCAGTCAGAAGCAGTTACAGTAGTAGGACCTGCAGTTCCATCAGCAAAGATAGAAGCAGGAGCGTTAGATACATCAGCCGAATCAAGTAAAGCATACTCTAAAGTAGAAGCAACATTAGCAGCCATTTGCTTAGTTAAAGCACCCTCTAAAGCAGGATTTTGCATCATTGACTCAGAAGTCATATTAACTACAGAGATTAATTTCTTAGGACTTAAAGTAACTGCAGTAAGATCTCCTGCAGATGAAGGCGCACCTGATCCTGCTTCTGTTACCCAAGATGAAGCGATACTAGAGAAAACTGGGAATTTCATATCATTGATTCCACCATAAAAATTAGCACCTGCAGAAGCAAGAACTAAATTATTCTCTAATTGGTCAGTAAAGCTCTCT